CAGGTGGGGTTTCTCCTACACGTGTTACAGCAATTTCAGTTGACTCATATGGTCGTATAACTGGTTATACAACAGGAACCCAGGCTATTGCAACTACATCAACACAAGGTATTGCATCGTTTAGTTCTTCTAATTTTGCTGTAAATTCAGGTGTAGTTACCATCGCAGATGGTGGAGTTACAAATGCAAAGCTTGTAAATAGTTCAATAACTATCGGATCAACATCAATTTCACTAGGTGGAACTGCTACAACTTTGGCGGGATTGACATTGACTTTTCCAGTAATTGCTCAAATAAGCAATACAGGAACACTTACATTACCTACAACTACAGACACACTTGTTGGTCGTACAACAACAGATACCTTGACAAATAAATCAATATCTGGATCTTCAAATACTTTGTCTAACATTGGTAATTCAAGCCTTACAAATTCAAGCGTAACTGTTGGTACAACATCAATTTCTCTTGGAGCTTCATCAACTACACTTGCTGGTCTTACATCTGTAACATCAACAGGATTTACTGGAGCACTTACTGGTAATGCTTCTACAGCTACCACCCTTGCAACAGCCCGTAATATTAACGGTGTAGCATTTGATGGTTCTGCAGCAATTACTGTAAAAGCATCTACTACAAATGCCCTTACAATTGGAACGGGACTTTCAGGATCATCATTTGATGGTTCAGGTGCGGTTACAATTGCTATAGATTCAACAGTAGCTACATTAACTGGAACACAAACTCTCACAAATAAGACTCTTACATCTCCAGTAATTGGAACTATATCAAATACAGGTACATTAACACTTCCAACTTCAACAGATACATTGGTTGGTCGTGCAACTACTGATACTTTGACAAACAAGACATTTGATACAGCAGGAACTGGTAACGTATTTAAGATTAATGGTACTCAAGTTTCAGCAGTAACAGGTACAGGAGCAGTAGTTCTTGCTACCAGCCCATCTGTAACTGGTCTTTCAACAGACACATTGAACACAAGTGGTAACGTAATAATTGGCGGTAACTTGACTGTTAGTGGTACAACAACAACTATTAACTCAACAACTCTTAATACTGCTGAGCAAGTTTTAGTTATCTCTAATACTGCTACGCCAACAGATACAACTGCAAATGGTGCAGGTATTCAGATTAATGGTACAACCAATAAAACACTTAAGTGGTACTCATCAACAGCATCATTTAACTCTTCTGAAAACTTAAACCTAGCATCTGGTAAGACATTTATGATTAACGGAACAACTGTTCTTTCTGCTACAGCAGTTGGGGGACAAACAATTCCAGGGTCTGCAATTGTTGGTCTTACAGATACTCAAACTCTTACAAATAAGACTTTGACAAGTCCAGTATTAAATGCTCCATCTGTTAACTCATCAGGAATAACATTTTCTGATGGTACAGTTCAAACAGTTGCAGCAGTTCCTTCCCTTACACCAATAAATACATCAAATACAACAACATCCTTTACTTTGTCTTCATCAATAGTAAAAGATTCGTTTGTACAGATTGCAAATAGCACAACAGCGGTTAACGTTACTGTGCCAGCGGATTCAACATATTTGTATCCAGTAGGTGCATCAATGACTTTCCAACAAACAGGCACAGGGTTGGTAACATTTGTTGCAGCATCTGGAGTAACAATTCAATCAACACCAGGATTAAAGTTAAGAGCACAATATTCTGCAGCAACACTTCTAAAGGTAGCAGCAAATACATGGGCACTTTATGGAGATCTATCAGCGTAGTAAATTTAAGCGGGGGATTTAAAAATACCCCGTTCTATTAAAAGATTAGGAGAAATTTTAAATGTCAAAAGGTGCAATTAATGCAGGTCAAGGAGAAGAAGTAGCTCCTTTAGCTGTAACAGGGCTAACAGCAACAGATGTAGGAATAGGTATAGCTTATAACAATGGTGCAGCATCATTGTCTTGGGCTTTGCCATCAAATTCTAATACAGCAACCCTATATACGGTTACTTCAAGTCCTGTTACAACAACTCAAACTTCTACAACAACATCTTTAACATTTACTGGTCTTTCTTCTAATACATCTTATACATTTACTGTTACTCCTTCAAATGTGCATGGATCAGGCCCAAGCACAACCTCATCTTCAGTTACTGCAACCACAGTTCCTCAAGCACCTACTTTAACAGCTGCAACCAATGTCGGCGGAGCACTTGCTTATACAAACGGTAGTGCAAGCATTACATTTACTGCAGGAGCAAATGGCGGTAAGTCAATAACATCTTATACTGCTTCCAATGGAACCCAATCAAATACTGGAGTAAGTTCTCCAATAACTGTTTCTGGAATGACAGGTGGAAGCTCTTATACATTTTCAGTTACAGCTACCAATGCTAACGGAACATCTTTAGCAAGCAATACATCAGCAGTAACAGTCACAACAGTTCCAGCAACTCCAGCAGCACCAACACTTACAAGCACAGTGGCTGGATCAGATTCACTTTCTTGGACAGTTCCTTCAAATGGTGGAAATGCTATAACTTCTTATAATTATTATGATAATGGTGGTTCAGCGGTAAATGTTGGAAATGTGACATCAACTACAGTAGGAGAAACACAAGGCTCTAATCACTACTTCCAAATTTCAGCAGTAAATTCAAATGGAACTTCTGCTTTGTCTCCAGCATCAAGCACTGTAACAACATTCTTTAGTCCACCGTTGTTCTTTAGCCCACCTCTATTCTTTGCACCACCTCTATTCTTTGCACCACCTCTATTCTTTGCACCACCTCTATTCTTTGGACCACCATCATTCTTTGCACCACCATCATTCTTTGCACCACCTCTATTCTTTGGACCACCATCATTCTTTGCACCACCTCTATTCCTCAGTCCTCCAGCATTTAGAACTCCTAGAGCACAGTAAAGTGTTAAGATATGATATAATGTATAAACCTAGAGAATGGATATTAAATGCTTCAAAATGCACAAATTTTGGGTCCAGGAATTGTTGTTTATAAAAATGTTTTTAGCAAATCTTTGAATATAGTTGAAAGACTTGAAAAAGCAATTTTAGAAAGCAATGGAGAGTATGAGTGGAACCAAGCTTACACTGGATGGGATTATTTAGATTTATCATATAGAGATTGTTTTGATCATAAGATCAAGAAAAATTCTCCAGAAACAGAAGGTAAGTCTAAAGCTCAAAATGATAGAGAGCAGATTTGGCAAGACTGTAAAGACGCTCAGCTGTCTGCTATAGAAGACTATAGAAATACGTTTCATGTAGCACCCCTGCAGTACTGGGAATCAATGAATTTTATTAAATATGGTCCAGGGCAACATTTTAGAGAACACTCAGATCACGGCTACTCTTATATTGCTACTCTTTCATCTGTTGGCTATCTAAATGATGATTACGAAGGTGGAGAGCTATATTTTAACCAGCTAGGTGTTGGCGTAAAACCAGAAGCTGGGGACTTAGTTCTTTTTCCATCAGCTTTTATATATTCACACACAGCTATGCCAGTAAAGTCTGGAACAAAATATTCAGTTGTAACAATGCTTGATTATACTGGAGCACCTCATGGTCCTGAATATGAAGAGCTTGAGAAAAAGTATATTGAGTCTGGAATATACGAATAATATATTTTTATGGAAATAATAGAAGTTTACAAAACTGACAATTGTGCAGATATTTTTCAATTACCAATCAAAAGAGATTGGATGGAAGAAACCTATGATCGTCATGCTTATAATTGCTTTCCTGTAAGTTTAACAAATGGTTTGGGTTGGGGCTTGTCTTTTCCAGAAGATATAACTTTTATATGGGATGGAATTTCAGATTCCTCCCCAGATCATGTTAAGGTTTTGCAAGGAGAAAAATATGTTTATACTGAAAGAGCAAATGCAACAATTAGTTTTAAAACGGGTTTAGTTTTTAAAACTCAAGAAAATGTAAGTTTGTTGCAAATGCCAGTCCCCAATCAATTTATTGAAGGTGCTCAACCATTTACTGTTGTAATGAGTACATCTTTTTATTCAGGACAACTTCCCTGTGCTTGGAGAATAACAAAACCATTTGTTCCAATTACAATAAAAGCAAATACTCCTTTTATATCAATAATTCCAATATCAATGTCTAATCTTCAAAACTCAAAAGTAATTTTAAAAGATATTTCTAGTTTTAAACAAAAATTTACTGAATCAGAAAATAAAGATTATGAGTTAGAAGTTTCTAAAATAAATAGTAGTGGTAAATGGAGTAATTTTTATAGAAATGCAATTGATCATTTAGGTAGAAGTATCGGCAAGCATGAAGTTAAAGCATTAAGATTGGGTGTTGAAAATTATGAATAAAATAACATTTCATTCAAATAGATATTACAATAGTTTGTCCGAAAAATATTATCCAGTTCCAGCAAAAACACAAGTTCCAAAGTGGTTTTCAGCAGCAGATAAGCACTGGTTAAATCCAGATGGTACTCAAATGGAAGATCAGATGGGTAATAAAGTTTTTAATTTTAAAATGTGTCCAGCATTACTTGACGTGTTTACATCTGGTTACTTTTATGTAACTCCTTGCGACATTACTTTTGAAAAACAAAATGGATTTTTAATACCTAAAACAGAGCCAGGGTTTGAAGACTTTTGTGGAGCAAGACCTTCTATGCCAGGATTTGCTGTGCCAAAAGGATACGGAGAAAACCATTTTCATTGGTATCCAAATTTTGCTCCTAGTTTGCCAAAAGGTTATAGTGCTATGTATCTTAGCCCATTGAATAGATTTGATCTTCCATTTTTAACTGTTACTGGTATAATAGATAATGACAATATGGATACCCCTGGCTTAATGCCTTTCTTTTTAAGAGAAGATTTTGAGGGTGTTATACCAGCAGGAACACCATATGTACAGATTATCCCTTTTAAAAGAGATGATTGGGAAATGGATATAAAGCATTATAATTATGCTGAGATTTTAGAAAGACATGAATATCAAGCTAAAAAATTTAGAGTAAAAGAAGGCGGGGCTTATAAAAGACATGTATGGTCAAGAAAAAGATATGAGTGAAGAAGGCTTTTATTTAGATAGCGAAGAAGTAAGAAAGATGCTAACCTCTATAACGCCTTCTGGGTACTTTGGAGATTCTCCAGAAATGATCCAAGAAGTAGAGGAAATAATAACTTTAGAAGAACAAGAGTATTTGCTAAATTATGCAAAAAATAATAAAGTTTGGGATGTTACAGAAGATAATTATAATGAAAATGGAACAATAATTTACCAAGCTAATGTCTGGAAAGATAGAGTAGCAACAACAAAAAATTTAGAGCAAAATAACCCAAAAGTTATTGAAATATTAGATGAAATTATTTTAAGGCTAAAAGAAAAAATTGAAAATTTTTATAATGTAAAAATACAACCTTCAGGGCCAGCAATAGTAAGATGGCCAGTAGGTTCTATGCAACTTCCTCATGCTGACAAAGAGCTTCATGAAGGTCCAGATGCTGGTAAGCCAAATAACTTCCCATGGTATGACATAGGAAATGTTTTTTATTTAAATGAAGATTATTCTGGGGGAGAACTGTACTTTCCAATACAAAAAGTTGGTATCAAGCCAAAAGCACGTGCAGCTTATTTTTTTCCAGGAGACAAAAACTTTATTCATGGTGTTACAAAAGTTACAGAAGGTTGCAGGTATACTGCACCATTTTTTTGGACTATCACAGAACTTTTAGAAAAGGAATAAACAAATGAACGATATAATTGATTTGGGCAAAGAAATTTATGTTGTAAATAACTTTTTGTCAGAAAAAGAGTGCGATGCCATTGTTGGTTATTTAGACATGATAGTGCAAAATGGTTGGTTGAAATGGAATGAAATTTCTTTTTATGGATCCTTGGCCATGGGTTATTGGCCATATGATGATAACTTAAATGCATTTGGTTTGCCAAGAGATTATTTTAATCAGCTTAAAATAAAAATTAAAGATATTGGTGAAAAAGCTATAGGAACTGAATTGTCTGAAGTTAGTTATCACGCACAAAAATGGGTAACTGGAGCATTTGCTGATTATCACTCAGATAATTCAGACGAAAATGGAAACCCAACAGCATTTCAAAGAAGCAAGTACGCCGCTTTTATTTATTTAAACGATGATTTTGATGGCGGTAATTTAAAGTTTAAAGATTCTGAAATTAGTTTAAAGCCGACAAAAGGAATGATTGCTATTTTCAATGGTGGTCATGAAAACCAACATATGGTAACTACTATCACAAATGGCGAGAGGTATACTGTCGGATCATTTTGGGATAGAGCTGATTCAGTTTATACTGATGAGCAAAGACAGGCTTGGGCCGATGAGCTTGCAGCTATAAGAGCTGATCAAGAAATAACCTATAAAAAATGGGCTGAAGATAAGGAAAGGGGTATTGTCCCAGTACTTCCAGAATATGATGAATAGGGAAATTTTAGAAAAAAATATTTTTTATTACAAAAACATTATTGATAGGCCAGATTTTATAATAAAAAAACTTGAAGATCCAGACACGTTAGCTGGTCAGTATTCTCCAATATCTCAGTGGAAACCCTGGATGTCAAGTGATAATGCAATGCTTTATGGAAAATATCGAGAAGGATATTATTCTAATAGGTATGTAACATCTTATTATGATGAAGAAATGCTTTATATAAGAGATATATTTGAAAATGCAATTAAAAAATACGTTGCAGAGTATTCCTTATCACACAACATAAATGCAGGCTTTTCAGATCAATTTAGAATAAATAAATATTTTGAGGGCAAGGGTATGGGGCCACATGTTGATAATTTTTTTGATGAAGATCAAGAAGCAGGCACTAATTTGGCTTTATCCCTTGTTATTTATTTAAATGATGATTGTGAAGGCGGGGAAATAGAGTTTAAAGACCAAGGAATAATTTTAAAACCAGAAGCTGGTAGCATGATTATATTTCCCTCTAAAAAACCTTATTTTCATGAATCTAAGCCTGTAACAAAAGGTTTTAAGTATATGTCAACAGGTTTTTGGTATAAATAAACATATTTCAAAGTAAAAATGTACGCTATATGTACTAATTTTACGCTTTATAGCAGTAGGATGGTAGAATTTAACTATGAAAGTAACACCTATAGACGAAGTTAATTGGGGCATATATGTTTGGCAAATGCCCGATGGCTCTATTGTAAGAGATGAAGATGACAACACTCTTAATATCCCTGCAGTTCGTGGCGATATTAACCAAATAAAAAAGCTTAAAAAAGCAGCAAGAGAGCTTGGTTTAGATGAAGGTCATCCCATATTTTTCTCTGGCCATAGAAGAGTTACTGATGATGAACTTGAAGAGCAAAAGGCTAGAGCACAATTAGGTTTGGTACCAGACCCACTTGATATGCCAGCTATGATGGAATACGTTAAAGATATGAGGGAGATGGACCTTGGCTAGATTAAATGTGGCAGAAGATGATGAGGATGGCACACAAAAGATTTACACAGGAGAAGATTTTAATCTTGTTGCTAAATCAGAAGAAACTTTTGATGACCCATTCAATGTAAGTTGGTCGGAAATTAAAAAAGCAGAAGGCCTCAATGATAACTTTAGGCGTAGAGCAAATAGACTTGAAAAATCATTTACTGGTGTAGCGGATGCGAAATCTAAGAAGCTTGATCCACTTGATCTTACAGGATATTCTTTATTTCAGATTGTTCAGCCTCCATATAACATAATGTATCTTGCACAACTATATGATGTTTCTCCATATCATCACTCAGCTGTAAACGCTAAAGCAGCCAACGTTGTTGGGCTTGGGTATAAGTTTGAGGAAACTTGGGCTACAAAAGAAAAAGTTGAAGCAGCAATGGAGAATCCAAAAAAGTTGGATAAACTTCGTGGAAAGCTAGAAGAAGCAAAAGAAGATCTAAGAAATTATCTTGAAAGTATGAACTCTGATGATTCATTTATTGAAAATATGAAAAAAGTATTTATTGATTTGGAATCAACAGGAAATGCTTATCTTGAAGTGGGACGTACTGCTAATGGAAAGATTGGCTATCTTGGTCATATCCCTACAACAACAATGCGTATTAGACGTCACCGTGACGGCTTCGTTCAAGTTGTTTATAATCGCTATACTTTTTTCAGAAACTTTGGAGATACAGAAACTCCAGATCAAATAGGAACGGACCCGCAGCCAAATGAAGTTATACACTTTAAAGTCTTTTCTCCATCAAACACATATTATGGCATTCCAGATATTTTGTCTGCCAAGAACGCCCTGGCTGGTGATGAGTTTGCTCAGCGTTTCAATCTAGATTATTTTGAAAATAAAGCTGTTCCACGATACATTATTACTGTAAAAGGTGCAAAACTTACAGCAGATGCAGAGCGTAAATTGCTTGAGTTCTTTCAAACTGGTCTGCGTGGAAGAAATCATAGAACTCTTTATATCCCACTTCCATCAGATGGTGAAAATGCTCGTGTTGAATTTAACATGGAGCCAATTGAAGCGGGAGTTCAAGATTCTTCATTCAAGAACTATGCTATTGAAAATAGAGATCGTATTCTTATTGCTCACCGTGTTCCAGTATCAAAGATAGGTATGCCTCAAGGTGTATCTTTGGCAAATGCTAAGGATGCTGACAAAACATTCAAAGAGCAAGTATGTCGCCCAAGACAAGAAGAGCTTGAATACAAGATTAATAAAATCATTGGAGAAATTACAGATGCATTTGTACTTAGATTCAATGAACTTGCTTTGACAGATGAAGAAACTCAGTCTCGTATTGATGATCGTTATCTTAAGGATCAAGTACTTCTTCCTAATGAAGTTCGTGCACGTAAGGGATTGCCTCCAATTTCTACTGGAGATGCTGTTCTTGTTTTAAACCCAAAGCAAGCTTCTGATTCTATGTCAGATGCAAGTGGAAATAAAACACGTGATCAAAATAGAACATTGAATGCTCCAGATAAAATGGGATCCGCCCGTAATGCCAAGGGCGAGGGACCACAAGAAGGAAACTAAAATATGGCTACGGCATTAGATGTATTAAACGTTGCTCGTAGTCAAATAGGTTTTAAAACACTAGGCAATGATGAGAGTCCTTACGGTGATTGGTATGGAATACCAAATGCTCCATATTGTGCAATGGGTGTAAGTTGGACTTTTGCACAAGTTGGATTGTCACATTTAATTGCTGCACAAACTCCAAAAGGTTTTTCTTATAATCCAGCAGCATTGACATGGTTTCAACGTCAAGGTTTAATTGTTAATAAAATGCAAATGCAACCAGGTGATCTAGTTATGTATGATTGGAATGGAGATGGCGTTGCAGATCACGTAGAAATATGTGAAGCAGCGAGTCCTGGAGGATTTACAACAATTGGATTTAATACTGGTAATCCAAATGATCCAACACAAACTGGTTGCTGGAGAGTGCATAGAAATTATCTTTTTGTAATTGCTGTTATTAGGCCAAAATATCCTGTTCCAGTACAACCAGCAAAGTCTGTAGTTACTACTAAAAAAGCTACTGCAGGTGTAGTAGCAACAGCCACAGCATTAACAGGTGGAATACTAGTAACTCATCCAGGAACAACATCCACCACAACATCAACTTCTCAAACAGTTTTTGTTGCCCCACCATTTCCAACATCACAAAAATCTTTTGCAATTGGTCAAACTAACGATGCTGTTTGGACAGTACAAAAAGCTTTAGAAAAAGCGGGACTTTTAAATGCAGTCTACGATACTGGAACTATGAATACTCAAACAGAAACAGCACTGACTGCTTGGGAGAAAAAACAAAAGATTTCTGTAGTTAAAGATACAATTCCACAAATAGTTTACGATGAATTAAAAGGTTCACTATGAATATAAAACATCACTTTAAGTTCCGTATATTTGACGCAAAACAGCTCATGATTGCCTTTACAGGGGCTTTTAGCACATGGGCAGCGACGGGGTTCCAAAAGGATATGCCTCATCTTGCATACGTCATTATAGGCTTTATAACAGGTGGTCTAGTATCACATAATTCATCAGATAATCCAGGGGTTTTGCCTGATTCACACATTCAAACTCCTTATGTAAACAACATAAATGATCATTCTGATGAGGTTCCAGAACAGCTATCAGATACACAAAGTTATAAATCAGAGGGGGTAGATGTCAAGAAAGTCATAAAAATTAATTCTGGAATTGTGAAATAAATCACCCAAAATTATGACTTATTTATAAAACTTGATATTATTTATTTACATATGGACATTCAAAAAACTTATTGGCAAAACAGCGAGTCATCGCTAGCTCTTAGATTTCCTATTACCAAGGTAAATAAGGAAAAGAGAACAGTCTCAGGTTTTGCATCTTTAGACAATGTTGATCGTCATGGAGACATTGTAACTGCAGAAGCAAGCAAGAAAGCTTTTGACAATTTTAGAGGAAATATCCGTGAAATGCACGGACCATCAGCAGTTGGCAAGATGGTTGATTTCAAAGAAGATACTTTTTTTGATCCAGAAACAAAAAAGAAATATAATGGAATTTATGTAACAGCATATATCTCTAAGGGTGCACACGATGCATGGGAAAAGTGCTTGGATGGAACTTATTCAGGTTTTTCTATTGGCGGAAATATTAATGATGCTAAGATGGAAAAAGCAGACGATGGTTCTGGCGAAGAGCGTAGAGTTATTCACAATTATGATTTGCATGAATTGAGTCTTGTAGATTCTCCAGCAAATCAACTTGCCAATTTCTTTTCAATTCAAAAGATGGCAGAAAGTGTTATAACTGAAAATGTATTTTGGTGTAAGTCTGATGAGATTGCATCAACATCAACTGCTACAACAAAAGATTGTGTAGTTTGCGGAACAACAATGGATAACATTGGTTGGGTTGAGCAATCAGATACAGAAAAATTTGAAGCAATTGAAAAAGTTTTGGATTCACATCTTCACAAAGATGATGCACCAACTTCAAACCACGAAGCAACGGAGTCAGCAGCTCCAGGTTTGGCAGGAAATCAAACAGGAAATGTAAATGTAGTTGATACTACAGTTGCAACACTAATGTATCCTGATCAAAATAAAGAAGATAAAGTAACGAAGAGTGATGATATTTCACTCGTCGAAGGGGGTAACACAATGGCAGAAGAAACAAGTGCAGCAATTGAGAAGTCAATTGATGCAGATGCTCCCGCCGAAGAAGTTGCGGTAATTGAAGAGGTAGCAGCTCCTGCTGAAGATTCAATTGAAAAAGCCGTTGCAATTTCAGAAGTTGAAAATACTTTTGATTTTGAAAAGATGGTCAATGACCTAAAGTCCTTCTTTGGTGAGTCTCTAACCAAGAACTACTCAGATAGTTCTGCAGCAGTAGAAGCGATTAACAAGATGTTTGAGGAAACATCAGCTAATCTTGCTAAGCAAATTGCTGAATTGGGCGAAAAGTATGAAGCCCTAAATAAGTCAGTTACAGATATGTATGGAAAGATTGAATATGTAAATCATCAATTGACCAACTTTGAATCTGCAACTGCAGTTAAGAAGTCCAGCGACCAAAATGGATCGTTGGAGAATAGCAACAAAAAAATCAATAAAAGTGTATGGCAAGGAGCCTTCCTCAAGGTTAATAGCTTAAACTAATTCTACAAAAAAATAAGGTGGTGAAATAAATAAATGAGTAATGAACTATTACAAAAAGTAATTGACACAACAAATCTTGGAGCTAATGGTGCTGTTAACGCATCTGGCGATTCAGCAAACCTCAGCGGTGAAGGTCTCCTCTATCCTGATCAAGCAAATCGTTTTCTAGATTACATGTGGGATGCTACGATTCTTGCTAAGGCAGCTCGTACTATCCGTATGCGTTCTAACACAACCGAGATTGATCGTGTTGCAGTTGGACAACGTATCATGACAGTTGCACAGGAAGATAATCCACGTGATTATGTTCAGGGTTACACCAACGCTGCAGCTACATTTAACAAGATCTCGCTTACAACTCGTAAGCTTCGTCTAGATTGGGAACTTTCTTCTGAGTCTCTAGAAGACAATATTGAAGGTCCAGATCTAGAAGATCACATTGCACGTTTGATGGCTACCCAAGCTGGTAACGACATTGAGGATGTTCTAATCAATGGTGTTGGATCTGGCTCTGGCCTAATGTCAGCATTCAAGGGATTCCGTCAGCTCGCTGTTGACAACGCTCACGTTGTTGATGCACAGGGTAACGGCCTTGATAAGGCAATTTTCAATCTTGCAATTAAGACCCTTCCACGTAAGTACAAGCAACGCCGTAATCAACTTCGCTTCTTCACAGGATCGAACTTGGTACAAGATTATCTATATAATCTAACAGCTGAAACCTCTTCAGGTTTCACACCATTCGATATCGCTTCAGGTATCGTTCGTGGTGATGTTGCTGCTAACGATGGTGGTCCAGGAACTGTTACACCATTTGCATTTGGTATTCCAGTAATCAACGTTCCGTTGATGACAGAGAACCTTGCTGGTGACTACAGCGATGCTGAGGGAGATCACGGTGATCTTCACCTCACATTCCCACAGAACTTCATTATCGGTATCAAGCGTGACGTAACTGTTTACCGTTTGTTCCAGCCAAAGAAGGATACAATTGAGTATACTCTCTTTATCCGTGTTGGCGCACAAATGGAGAACTACGACGCACACGTTATTGTCAAGAACGTTAAGGTTGCAGGTTCTGTAGCAGGCTTTGATTTCCAAGGCTCTGTTTCAAACGGTGCAAACGTTACTGGCGGAGAAAACGGAAACACATTCTAATTTTAATTAGATGCAAGGCGGGGGAATACTATGTATTCCCCTTAGCCATTTAATGGTATAATTAACAATGACGAGAGGAAGTCAAATGTCATTTACAGATTTAAAGTTGCCAGAACTAAAAAAGATTGCAGAAACATTCGGTGTAGATATTTCAGATATCAGGACCAAGAATGAAGTTGTTTCACGACTTGCAGAAGAAGGTATTACATGGCAAATGTATGATAAGTTTAATACATCTGAAAAGGAAAAGATTAAAGTTCCTGTTGCAGAGCAAAGAAAAAGAACTAAGTTGGACAAATCAAATTCAGTTTTGGTCAAGATGGAAAGAAATAACCATTCTTATCAGGTTGTAGGATATACATTTACTGATCAGCATCCATTTGTAGCTATGCCAGAAGAGCATGCACAGCAAATTTTTGATACTCAGATTGGTTTTAGACTCGCTACTCCAAGAGAAGCACAAGAGTTTTATAGCTAAAAAAATAAATAGAGGAGGGTAATCTGAATGCAGAATATCCAATTAGGAAGTCAAGAAAGAGTAAAGCTTTACGTCTATAGTGATGGAGTGCTTACTCAAGCAGATTCCCTCCCAACTTTATCAATTTATGATGCAGACAATGATGCAACGCCTTTAACAGGTTTGTCATCAGTAACTGTAATTGATGATCCAGAAGCAGGAATATACAGCTTCCTGCTCACACAGTTGGCTACAAGTGCAGTTCGTGTCTTAGAGCTAAGATGGACATATATAATCAATGGTCTTTCAGTTACTCAAACAGATTTTTATCAAGTATCAGCACCATATTCTACTCCTAGTGAAATAATTGATTTTCTGGGCTTAGGTGCAACTCCTTCAGATATTAATTATCATTCAATCACACACCTTGAAAATGCTGAAAAGCTAGCAAGAACAATAATTGATGGTTATACAGGTCTTAAGTTTTATTTGAGACATGATTCTCAAGAAATGTTTGGAACTGGTTCAGATGCTATTCAGCTAATAGAAAGAATGACTAGCGTTGATCAGATGTATGAAGACGACATACTGATGATTGATAATACTCAAGACCCAGCTTATAACGGATTTGGTTTTAACCTAGAACTTACTCAAACAGGATATGTAGCAAGACTCATTGATCCTGGCTGGGACATTAGATATGATAACGATGTAGACGCCAATATTCTTTATTATGGTAGATTTAGAGATGGATCAAGATACAAATTTGTTGGAAATATAGGTTATAAGTATGTTCCAGAAGATATCAAGCAATCATCTATGTTGCTTGTTGGAGACCTACTTGCCAACGATTATGCTTGGAGAAACAAGTATCTTAAGTCTGTCAACCTCAGTGAAATTTCCTTCCAAATGTCGGCGGGAGCATTTAATGGTACTGGTAACGTCACAGTAGATAATATACTTGATCAATACCGTAACATTAATATGATTATTATATAATGTATAACGCTTCTATAATGGGCTCAATAATGAATATGAAGGCTGATATTTATGAGCAAGAGTATTCACAAGATCCAAACACTGGTGCTGTTCTGAGACAATGGAATTATGCTAGAACAATTCAATGTAAAGTTGAACCAATTAAAGTTGGTGGAGCATCAACCAGAACTGATAACAAAAGTTTTAAGGTTGGAGAAGATGGAGACTATTCAGAAAAGTTTCAAATTCGTATTAAGTGTAGTGAACTTTTGAGTAAAAGATGGCGTATTGAAAATATACGATCTAGTGATAATGAAAAAGTATTTGTTGAAATTGATCGCCTTGGTGAGCCAGATACAATTTTTGAAGTAACTTCATCACACGCCACTTTGGACCCATTTGGTAAAGTTGTATATTATGAGGCTGTTCTTCTAAGAACTCAGGTGCAGTCAAATGATATCACTTGAAATTAATGCTTCAAATGTTGCAGAGCAATTAGCTAGTTATGTAAATAATATAAAACAGATTAC